TTCAGGAAGGTCAGCATAGGCCATGATGGGACCAGCTGCACCCCGTTGCTCTTTGCGAGGAGCTCTCTTCATAGAAGACCAGATCTCATCACCTGTTAAATTACGTACTTCTCTATGACCAGCACGAGCCAACAATTCACGACAGATCTCAGAGATCGGCTTGAACTGCCAATTACCAGCAAGTTCAGCATGCTTGTCATAACTTGTACCACGTCCACGAGTGATCTTAGCAATCAAAGCATTCTCAGCCTTGTTTCTAAGAGTTTTAAGATTGTTCTCCCGATAACTATTATCTACCTTCACACTATGAGTGCGACGTTGGATATTAGGAGAGGATAATTTCTTGTATAATGCATGTCTCACTTTTTGCCTTATCTGATTCATATTCCTGGACGTTCGTTTCTTGCTAGCAGACATCATTGGCTCTTCCATAGCAGGAGCAGGCTCAGCAGCGCCTTCCATCTCTCCAGCTAATGTTGTAGCCAAAACCTCTTCTACTGCCATCATAACATCATTTTCTACATCCACAGAAACATCATCAGGTAGAACATCATCCACAACAGCACCAGCTTCCTGAGCTGCATCTTTGACTTCTTGAGCCGTAACTGTGGGTTCCATATCTTCACCATCTTCTGCTGGAGCAGCTGCCGGTGCAGCAGGTGGTTGAGCTAGTTCACGGGTTTCCACAAAAGAGATAAAAGCGTCTCTTTCCTCTTCCGAAAGACCACTATATAGCCGTTCCCATGTTTCTAGCTTCGAAAGTTTTGAAGACTTTTCTTTGTCTTTGTCTTCATCTGTTGTATCGCCTTTTGCCATAATAAATCTTCCTTCGGGATTAATACAATGAACTAAATGAACTTTACCATTACGAGTCTCTCGAGTAACTGGAATAGCTTTTCTTATCATACTACCACAATCTGCCGGAATTGCTACTATAGACACCTCGTAAGGAGCCCAAGATGTAGCCAATTCTCGTTTATTACCATCTTTACCATTTTCTATTTGTTTTCTTTCAAAGATATCTGCTCCCACAGATACCGAACGTATAATCCCAGCTTCTATCTTTGCACAAATTTCTTTCTCTTCTTGGGTAACTCGTGACAAACACAAACGACCCATTAATATACTATCACCAGTTTCCTCATTTCTTTCAATCCACGCATGTTCCACAACACCTATCTGGTCGTTAACGGACATACGATCACCACTACTACCATCATGATGATTATTGAGTACCGGTGCAACCCCTCCCGTCAACCGAGTAAGGTCAATAGCTTCTGGGTTCATATCTAAACCCAGTTCAACCATGCATAAGTTACCACGGTCGTCTATTTCTTCACGAGGTACAAATGCACCCGTAGATATAACCACATCAAATGTACAACTGTGATCATTGATACTTTCAAACGTTTGGGACGCCCTCAGAATCCGACCCTTCCGCTTGACCCTCGGTGCCACTTTCGCTTGCAATAGAATCTCCTTCTATATCTGTTGTATCAGCTTGCTCTAACTTCAAAGCAGCATCTGCACTTTTCTGTTCAGCAAACGCATCTTGTGCAGATATATCAGATAGTTGCTGACTCATCAAGTTCACTAACAGCTTATCATAGTCTTCAAAGTTAATCACATTACGTATCGGAACCTTATTAATCTTAGCCATGAACTCTCTACTCAGAACACCACCCTGTCCATACATCAATCCTGTCAAACCAGCTTCATCGAGCTTCTGGTTAGAATCTTTGATCTCCTTGATGGTTTTATCAAAGTCATAGCCCAGTTTACTCATACCTTCCTTCATAGAAATGAAGTTAGAAGCTACCTCAGTCTGTATAGATGATATTTCCTTCTCAGGATCGATCATCACCGGTGCTTCAGGAGACCAACGAATAGTCACATCATGATTATCAGGTATAATGCTGTTCCTTTGCAAGTGATCAAGCACCCAATCACCAATTCTCATGAAACATTGTGGAATAATAGTGCTTTCGAGCTGATGACGAAGGTGTCGGTTCATCTCTAAAAACCCCATACGGCCACTAGAGAAATTAACGTTACTATAATCATTAAAGATCTCATAAGAGACACCCATAGCACCTGCAATACGACGCAAGCACCNTTCAACGAAATTCTCGTTCAATGTATTAGATGGAGATGGAAAGGTTATGGTTTTACCAGGTGGTAGCTCTTCAACAAAACCTGGCTGAATAGAACGCGTACTATCACCAAAAGGACTAGGATTATCATCGCCACCGATAAAATCTTCTCTTTCTTCCTCACTTAATTCGAAATTATCCTGAACAAAAGCTGTATAACTCGATTGCAGCTTCTGTTGCTGCAGTTTGGCCTCTTCATACTCACGAAGGTTCCATATATCCAGCAAAGCAGGAGCTAACCAGCTGACACCATCTATTTGGCCAGCTCTATCAAGACGTTTAACATGACAGATGTCTTTATAAGGAATACGAACAGTATCAAAATGAGGCCCATGTCCACCATATTTACCAGCACCGAAATTATCAGGGTGTCTTTCAAATAAATGATAAGCCATCACCTTAGCGTCCTGATTAAACTCAATTCCATTAATAATCTGGTTGCCAGTTTCAGGGTTAGGCTGAGTCAGATAAACATTGAGGTAATCTCCCTCAAGAACATGTAGAGATAAACGACCTCTACCATATATCCTCCGTACAAACACCGAGCCATCACGCACCAAAGAACGGACAACTAAGCTTTGCAAACCCACTAAAGTATTCTCTCGTAAGAAATCTCCTTCCACACTGTTCATCCAGCGTTGTAAGAAATCATCTACGTTCTTGCTCACAGACTCAGTACCCGTCGTCAAAGGCGTAACACCCTTACCAATCATGTTACAGATAATAGAGTCTATAACTCTGCGCGTTACAGGATCATTTTCATACAAATGACGTGACTGATCTCGTAGTGGCTTTTGCTCCCAGTGATTTCGGGTGTTGAGCTCAGAAGAATAAAAGTTAGGACGCTCACGAACAGCTTCATGAAACCGCCTTTCTGTAAGTTTCAGCTGACGAGCCTGAATATGTAACCTCTTTTCAAGCTCTTTTGTCTGAGATGTGAACATTCTTCTAAAAAAGCTGGGTGTTTTAGTAGTTGGCATCAAAATTCCTACGCTTTGGCGGGATATTGGGGTTACGTGACTTCAGCACAGTAGTTCTATTGCTAGCACCAGGAAGACCCAGTGCTCGACGAACATCGACAATAGCTCTTCTTAACTCAGGAGCTGAACGATACTGCAAAGATTTTCCACCGTATGTAACAGTAGTAGATCCGCTAAGATAAGCATCCATAAGAGCGACATAACGTTCCCTTAATTCTGTAGGTGTTAACATGTTCTATCCTGTAAAAGATTTTATCTCTACAAAGCGTGACCATTTATCCTCAGTGTGAGCATACTTAGCAGCATTACATCCATACCACATAGCAAAATTATACACCATTAGATCCAATATCTCATTCCTCTCTCTGACAGCCTTCCATCTATAGCGTATCCTACCTGTCCTGTCCATAGGGTCATGAGTATCAGGTAGTACCATCCTTTCTGCACAGAGCTGCTCATAAAACTCTCGGTCTTTACCCTTAGGGAAAAAGATGTGAGTATCGGTAACCTCATCAGACTCAATAAGCAGCCTCTTATAAATCTCACTTTTAAGGAAATGTGTATTCACATCTTGGTACTTGTTACCCACTCGGCTCTTCTTACCAGAATAGACCGATACTTCCATGATTTTAGGATAGCTGATAATACCATCCATATCCCAAACACCACGAATAACCTGAATTCTTTTATGATGATCCAAAACACTTCTTTTCCAAGAAAAAACCCGATATGGAATAAAGCCAGAATCTATAGCTAACTTGGTAATTCCATAGTCTCCATATTTTGTGTTCAAAACATCTGTCAATTCTTGCCAAGGACTCTCATGAGGATCAACATTGGTGTTACCCCACAAGACGATGTGCTCTACAACAAAACACACCTTACGATGCCAAGCTGTAACAAGCACCTCTAGACGGTCTCCCTGGACATCCACACCCGCTAGCAAGAACTTCGGTGTAACACCATCCAAAGTAGGTACCTTTCCTTCATCATATCGACCCCCTTTTCGGTAAAGAACATGAGAGGATGGAAACTCATCAGCAGCTTGCGTACAAGGTAAACCAAGGTAGAGATTTTGGAAGGTCTTTGCGTAGTTATCATCACGCTCTGCTTTCATCTTAGCCTTAGCTACATCAATCCAAGATAAAAACCCTATGGGAGAGTACAAAGCATTGAGGTGATAACTCCTAAAAGTCTCGGATATATTCTCTTCCTTTGTAGGTCTCCATTCCCCAGCTTCAAGCATCATGGTTTTAGAGGATTCTTTGATCAATTCTTCACATTTCTCACATTTATACGTAACACCCTCATCAATGTTATTTTTATCAAAAACCAGATTGTCCATCATCAGCCTCTGCTCATGCCCACAATGAGGACATGGAACAAAATAATATCTTTGATCACCTTCCTCGAACCATTTAGCAATAACAGAGGATTCTTCATAGGTTGGAGTGCTTCCCATGATGATTTTTCGTCGGTTATAAGCAGCAGTACGTCCAATAGCCAACTCCACAGGACTACCTTCCCCCTGAGTGTCCGCTGGGAAGCGATCTACTTCATCAATGAGAAGATATTTCACAGAAGTACCTGCTAAATCAGCTGCAACGTTAGCTCCACACATCACCAAGAAACCTCCTGGAAAGTCTTTATGGATAATTGTGTTTCTTGAGGTAGTTCTTGAAAAATGAGAGATCTTTCCACGTACCACAGGAGTGTCATTGATCATCGGTTCTAGCTTCTGCTGCACGATCTTCTTAATATTCTTCTCAGAAGGGCCAACAATCATAGAAGGACCAGGCTGGTGACTAATAAGGTAGCCCAAGAAGTTCATTAATATGCCTTCTGTATAGCCAACCTGATGCCCTTTCATAATCGCAATACGTCTGATCTTGTGATATGGAGGCACAGAGGTCAAACAATCCATTATCTCTTTTAAATAAGGAGTACGAGACGTCTGCCATTTACCTGGTTCTGATGAACTGGCTGAAGATAAATAACGGTAACTATCTGCCCAGTCAGATATGAGCATTGGCTGGGATATTTTAATAGACTTATGAAAACTATTAATATATTCTACATGAGTCTTATTAAACATATAAAGGAGTTTCTATGAAAAAAGACAAAAACACAAATACTGTATGGATATGTAAAGACGATACAAAAACCATCAAATCTATCAAAGCACTTAAATACAATCTATATCAAAATAGATCCATAAACAAATACAAAAGATTTCATGTACCTGATTCATTAGTAAGTAACGTTAAAAGAATTTGCAAAACCATCTCAGAGGATATGAAGAACAATAAAAAGATTCTTCTATGGGGAGATTATGACGTTGACGGTACCTCTTCTGTTCTTGTTTGGATCTATACATTTCGTTACTTAAATTACACTAATTTTACTTACTACATTCCTGACAGAAAAGACGGTTATGGACTAAGCATCCCTGGACTTGAGATTTACGCTAAAGGACATGATACCATCATAACAATGGATAATGGTATCACAGCTTACAAAGAGGCTCAGTGGTGTAAAAAAAATAATATCAAACTCATCGTCACAGACCATCATACCTTTACCAAGGAAAATAGGACAAAAGCACCGTATATTTTCCATCCACTAGATTACGAGCCAAACTACTATTCTAACCTATGTGGTTCAAGTATTTCTCATCTTATCTCCAGACGTTTTCTGGGTGATTCTCCCATGGTTAAGGCCACAGCATTTTTAGCTTCCATGGGAGTCATAGGTGACATTGTTCCTTTAGATGGTTACAACCGTGAAGTTTTTCATTTAGGTCAAGAAGCCTTATTCAAAATAAATATCCCTTGCTTTGAGGTGTTAAAAAAGCGTCTTAAGTTCACTCGTTCAAACATACTAACTGCTGATGACTATGGCTTCACTATAAACCCTTTAATCAATGCTTGTGGTCGCATGAGTACCATGAAAGAAGCTATAGATTTATTTACAAGCAAAAGAGAAGAAACAGATAGGTATTTAAGAAATGTTATTGAATTAAATATGCTGCGCAAAGAAGAGCAGAAAGAGCAGACTGATATGGCTCTGCGTTTTCTCGAAACTTTGCAAGATGTTATAAAATTACGCAAAGGAGACACAGAACAGCATTACGTCCTTTTAGGCAATATATCTTTTAAACCAGGTTTAATAGGATTAATAGCTGGAAAGATAGCTGAACATAAAAAAAAGAATACTATGGTTTATAGGCTATATAAAACAAAGAATTCTGATATGATCTGCGAAGGCTCAGGTCGTTCTTATAACAATCAGAAGTTTCTATCTATACTGCGTGAGATTGAGCCATTATTTATCAATCTAGGTGGTCATGAGCAAGCATTTGGTTTTTCTTTCTATGAAAAAGATTTACCACTCATCGAGCATCACTTAGATAAGAATATAAAGATGGATACGGAAACAAAGAACACCATCTATTATGATAGTGATATCGACATAGCTTTTTTGAGCTTAACTATTGCTAAGGAACTGCAGAAACATGAACCATTTGGCGAAGGATTCCCTCATCCCGTCTACCGTATATTTGGCAGTATTTATGATTTAAAGGTAACAACTACAAAAACTGGTAAACATACATTTATTCATGTTCTTGATGATAAAAATCACATATGCAAAGTAAATTTTTATTTCAAAGATTTATCAAAAGACTTTAAAGTAGAAGATAAAGTAGAGATACTGCTCTCTATAGGTAGTTCTGTATTTATAAATAAAGAGCAGTTATCTTTAAAGGGAATTGATATTAAGCCTCTTGGGTAACATCGTCTCCATCTAAGATAGCTCTAGCTTTTCTAAACTTATTTAATTTTTTAGTAAGTTCTTCAATTTGATCGACAAGAGATTGTTCTATTTTATAAAAGTTTTTATGGTAAAAGTCTTTTGTATTATCGATATCTTCCAAAGAATAATTATCATACCAATATTTCAAAGTTGAATAAGGTACCTGTAGCTCTTTACAAGCTCTAGACACAGGTATGTCTTCACAACGTCTTAATGCTTTACGCATAAGATCTTTAGAATATTTACCATTACGAAATCTTAGCTCTTTAGTCTGCATTAGGTCTCCTTTTTGTCTTCAATGTCTTGAACATGCTCTTTACCTTTATGTGATTGAGCAATCTTGCGACTACGTATAACAGGATCTTTAGCTGACTTAGCTAAAATATCCAAAAATTTATGTTCACTCATCTCTTCAATAATAGAGTTGGTTATCTGTTCTACTTCTCTAAATAACAAAAGATGAATTGTTTCTTCATTACTCTCATGAACGATGCGACTACTTAAACGGTCAGGCATCTGTATAAGCAAAGTTCTTATCTTACTTCCGACTAACGACAAGAACTGACGAACATGCTCTGCTGGAACAAGTTTTGATGTAGCTTCCTCATAGATAGATTTATCCAACAAAGCTCGGTAGTGATAAGAAAGACTTAAAGCCTTATCCTTACTAAGGACTTCATCTTGCTCAACCAATTTTGGTTCGACGATGTCATCTTCTTCTTCAACATCTTGATAACTGCTATCGAGTACAGCATCTGCGTATTCTTTACTTTTTTTGCTTTTTTTATTCTTAGCATAAGAATGTATCACTCCGTGTTTTGTCATATCACCTCTTAATACGGAAGATTATAATTGGTATCAGCATAACCTCCTTGCTCTTGTTGCGGTGCTTGCTGTGGTACCTGTGGCTGATATTGTGGAACCGGTTGTTGTTGATATTGCTGTGCTTGCTGAACAAAGCTGGGCTGAGGTTGTTGCGTAACCTGTGCTTGTTGCTGTACCTGTTGCTCTCCATTAACAATAGCTCCATGAGTGTACTGTTTCTGAGGTGCCTCTTGTGACTTCTGAAGATCCACGGGACTCTTGCCAATATCAAACTGACCAATGAAGTTCAAATTGACCTGCATAGCTCCGTTATACTGAGACAGAGCAGCAGCTGTACTACCAGTACTCGCTATAACATAAGCACCCTTAACCAGACGGTCACGAATAGACTGTATCCTCTCAGGTCTGATCAAACCAGATACCCATACCTTGCTTTCCTTGATACCATCCTTAGTCCATTCACGCTGATTATGGCAAAACTTCACACGAAGATATTTTTCATTCTTAGCCGGTTGCGGACTCTCAACTAAATTCCCATCTATCACAGTACTAAACATGTAAACTCCTAATCGTTTCTTATATCTCTATCGAACTTTTCGTAAAAAAACCTCGTATACCACAAATTAATATAACACTTGTTGTTGTGATTGTCAACTAATTTTCGAAGTAATTCGGTTAAGATTATTGGTTAATCTTTCAAGCACAGTTCCTCTGCTTTCCATCCATGCTATATGAAATTGATCAGCTGCTTCTGTAGCTTGCGAGAATATATATTTTAAGGCATAGCTTTGAAGCAGTAGTTGAACAAAAACGGGATACTTTCCTAAAGCTCCTGACAAGGAATCTGGCGAACCACGTCCTGGATAGCCTACTCTCTTAAAAGGCACGTAGTCTTGCATAGAAGCTGCAGACTTAGGCTTAACTCCAAGAGGCTCGAGTCCTAATCCTTCAAACTCTGTACCCTTTCTTCCTGCTGTGATTTGTCTTCCGAACAATTTCACGGAAGTTATAGCATATCTATCGAATAATTTAGAGGCACCAATATGTATAGGATCTATAGCTCCTCTACGCTTCCTTCCTTTGTTAGGATTTGGGGTTCCTCCCTTGGTTCCCGTAACGTGAAAACCTAGGTATCCATAAGCAGGGTCTCTAAGCTCAGTTGTGATTCTAAATCTATCTAATCTGACTCTCATATTATCTCTAAACGTAATCCTAACCGAAGCTTTGGTCTTATTAAATTTCAACTCCTCAGCAGCATCATCCCAAACTCGTGTCATACCCTTGAAATTGGTCTTCTTTCCTTTACCGTATTCTTTGTTTAACAAGGTTAGCATAGCATCTTGAATAGCAAGCTCCATAACCTTCACCATTTTGGCATGATAAGGAAGTTGTTTATTCTTGATATATTTAATAGCGTTTCTTTTGATGCTTGTATTCTTAATCGGCAATCTTTTAATAAAATACTTTGTTCTAATGCCCAAAGAAGATTCTACTTGTCTATCTGTCTGAGCTGATATAAACAAATTATCAGTATTGTCGAAGTATGTCTCTAGTGCTAAGTACTTGCGACTCCAGTCTTTTCCAAATGTCATATATCACCTAGGAGTTTTTATGAATATCATCGGAATAGATCCCTCTGCTCATCAAATAGGTTTCTGTATTGCGAAGGGTACTTTCAAACCTAAGCAAAAACTCTCTATTGTTGACTATGGCATGATCCAATTTTCAAGGGAAGTACCAATAGAAGAAAAGCTCATAGAGATGCATGACGGTATTCAGATGATATGCAAAGATCATAAGCCAGATATCATCAGCATAGAAGACATCTATACCTTCAACCAACATCCCTTAGTAGGTTTGAACCTCAGTATGACAAAAGCTGCAACCATCATCGGAGCATGCAAAGCTTGTAGTGTAAAACCTAGCTTCTATGTCATACATGCAACAACAGTCAAGAAGTGTGTCACAGATAAAGGCAGAGCAACCAAAGATCTCGTAGCAGAAACAGTATCCAATATGTTTGATATCGACATAACAGATGTACCCTATGACGTCACTGATGCCATAGCCATAGCCTATACGGGCTTCAAGAAGCACTACGAAGCTACTGAAGGCGTCAAGAAATCTAAGAAGAAGAAATACCAGACGAGCTACCGAGGGAAATAATTTCTAGAGCCCTATTCATCACAGAGCACATCAGCAAATACTGGTGTTCTGTTAAGCTGCGCATACCATTCAAAGATTCAATGAAACTTTCTTGGCAAAAGTTTTCTTTCTTTAAGTGAGCTTCAAGAAATGTCACGTCATTACCCATAGCTTGCTTCATAGAGTCGTTCATCCTCTCTAACTCATAAAGCAATGAAGCTAAGTGAAAGTATTTGTTAGGTAAAGACCAAGACTCATAACTACCATGAGCATCATTACCCTCCATTTGAACGCCGTTGCTATCTTCTCCTGCCGTATCTTGCTTGGGCTCGCGGCACAGAGAGCGGGCCTTGTTAACGCGAGATACGCTCGCGCGTATATGTTGACGCCAACGGTCCTCTGCTGAGATGTTCTTGTTCACAACCATGCCCTCCTCTTCCCTATAGGATGAATAAGTCGCATCTCTGCCAACCATCATATATTTGCTAACAGTATTGCTCCNTNCATCCATCAAATGTGAATTTTATCAATCAATCATTAATACAAACGCAAAAAACTA